AGAAGGAAAAGAAAGAAAGGGAAAAGGAGTTTAAGAAGAACTTTGAGATGGTGAAGTTGGAATCATCATCATGGACTATTGATGTACCAATGAGGAAAAACAAATGACCAAAGAATATATTAAAGACATCCCTAATTGGGAGAAATCCTACCTTGATGCTATGAAGGGCAATCTATCTAAACAGCAGATAGAACTTCTTGAGGGTAGGGACATAAAGGCAAATGAGGGAATGGTTTATGGTCAGATGTATGCTGATTGGAAGAGAAGGAGTTGGGATGAATGAGGATGAATAAAGAGAGTAAATTAGTTTTTGCATTAGAGCACATTGCCCACCTTCATGATTTGATTGAGGGTAATTATTGGGAAGATTATTTGCGAGAGAATTTAGATAGTCTAGAATATGTACTTGAAGCCCAATTAGATGAGGAAATAATACGCAAACAAAATAGGCATTAAGAAAATCTTAAATGAGTAAATAATTATTCCCTTCTAAAAATGACCACCCCATATCCCAAACCAAGATGGGATCTTGAAAATGATGTACTACGACTGGAACAAATGATTATCCTTTACGAACAAGAGATAGCAGAGCTGACAAGCGAAAAGGAAGAATTAAAAGCTGAGATAACTTTTCTGCGGCAAAGATTAAAGTATTATAAGTCTGAAGTGGAAGAGAAAGAAGAATAAATATAAAAAAGTGTAATATAAGATGAAGACCTTTAAGGAATTCTGTTCTCAATTGGATGAGAGTAGTTTAAGTAGGATCAAATCTAAGTCTGATAAAGGTGGGATGGCAATCATCTCAGGAAGTCGTGATGGCAAATCAAAGAAAGAGAATAAGGCAAGAGCAAAGCAATTGGATAGGGATATAAAAGGTAAGGGACTTCCTGGTGCTACTAAGGTAACTGGAAGATGGACTGAGAAAGATGACGATACTGGTAAAGAAACCAAAGTCAAAGAACGTAGTCACGTTGTCACTTCTGGTAAGAAGGGAAAGAGGGCATTTAAGAAAGATATTAAAGCACTAGGTAAGAAGTATGGTCAGGATGCAGTGTTGACACAAACGAAAAAAACTGGTACACTATCAGCAACGAGAAAAGGTGGATTAGGAAAGAAACCCAAGAATAAGAGACCTCCAGGTTCTACTAAAAATGTTAGTGTAGGAAAGATGAGACCAGGTAGATCTTCTGAAGAAGGTGATACTAAAATTAAAAACAAGACCTTTACTTACGAAAAATGACAAACAAACCTTATGATGATTCAAATTGGAGAGAGGAGTATAAGGGTTATACCTCTAGCAGGTATGAACTAGATCTTCTTGAGAATGGACCAAAGAGTCTTTCTCAGTCATGGATGATGGGTGCATTGCATAATAAATGGAAGAAGATGAAAGGTTATCGTGAGCCAGAGCCACCTGATGTATCATCATCTTTAGGAGAGTTTTTTGATAAGCAGAAGTCAATTAAATAAGTGTCCACTAAGGGTCTATATGACCCTTTTTTCATGTATGATACTTATATTGAAACGAATTACATCATGACCTTTGAGATTAAAATGACTCAGAATGAAATCGTTGATGGTTTAAGAGAAACATATGGTAAAGAGTTCACTGCTGCAGATGTGCGTGGATTCTGTGCTGCCAATGACATCGCTTACCAAACCGTCACCAAAAAAATTAAACAGTTTAGAGTAAAACCAGGTAAGTGGAATCTTGAAGTTACTACTAAGGCAGTGAAGAACATTGAAAAGTCATTCAGTGCTCCTGCTGCACAACCAGTTGTAGTGCAAAATTTGGTTCCACAAACAGATGAGACCTTTGTTAAGTTTGGACCGTTTAATGACTTAAAGAAAATAATACAGTCCAAACAGTTCTATCCTTCATTTATTACTGGACTATCAGGTAATGGTAAAACCTTTGGTGTAGAGCAAGCATGTGCTCAATTGAAGAGAGAACTTATTCGTGTAAACATTACTATTGAAACTGATGAAGACGATCTTATTGGTGGGTTTAGGCTTGTGGATGGGGCAACAGTTTGGCATAACGGACCTGTCATTGAAGCACTTGAACGAGGAGCAATCCTGTTACTCGATGAGGTTGACTTGGCTAGTAACAAAATCCTATGCCTCCAACCCATACTTGAAGGCAAAGGCTTGTTCCTCAAAAAAATCGGTAGGTTTGTCCAACCTGCGGTAGGGTTCAATGTTATTGCAACAGCGAACACAAAAGGTAAAGGATCTGATGATGGTAGATTTATAGGAACTAATGTTCTTAATGAAGCATTCCTTGAAAGATTCCCTGTAACCTTTGAGCAACAGTATCCACCTGTAACAGTAGAGAAGAGAATCTTAGGTGGTGTTGCATCTAATCTTGGAGTAACAGATACTGATTTTATTAAGAGATTGGTAGACTGGGGTGACATTATTCGTAAAACATTCTATGATGGTGGTATCGAAGAGATTATTAGCACCCGCCGTTTAGTTCACATTGTTCGTGCCTTCAGTATCTTTAATGATAAAGCAAAGGCAATTCAAGTTTGTGTAAACAGATTTGATGATGAAACTAAGCAAGCATTCTTAGAACTATATGATAAAGTGGATGCTGATTTTGATCTTGACAAATTAGAGGATTAATTATGTAAAATTATCTCTCTTTCTTTTATTCAAAACTTTTATTATTTTTATCATGGCCCAAAGAATACAAACAACTAGCATTTCTAATGCACAACTTAAGCATCTGTTGAAACTAGCAGATACTTGTCAATTCAAAGCAGAGAATGGTGAGTGGAAACTTGAAACAGGAACCTATCACTCTATTAAAAAGGCAGCAGCTCATGTTAGGTGTGAGATGGCAAAACAACAGAGACAGACAAGAAGAACTATGAACATAGAAGTTATTACTGAACCAGAAAGTCAAAAATTTCAAAGAGAACAATTCTTGAATGATATTGACAATTTGGAGTGATAGATGTATGATTAACGCATGGAGCTTACTTTATGAGGAACTTAATGGTACTATGGACGAAACCTATCCAATTAAGAAAAATGATATGAATGAAGATATTATAATAACATCATTAGAGAGTGATGAGTATGATCCTAAACCAAAATCTGATTCAGATGATACTGATTGGAAGGATCCTGTTATTACAGTAGGATCTGGAAATACAGCATCTTCATCTGATGGTCTCAATCTTAATATTGACACTTCTGCTTTTGATTATTCTGTTGATTTAGCAGAAGAATTTACTATGCCAGAATTTACTGAACCGTTTGTGCTTCCTACACCAGAAGGACTTAATTTTAGTGATACAGTATCTAAACCAAAACCAAATCTGAAGGATCCTTCAACTAGAAAGTATCAAGAAGATAAGGGTATTGAAGATCTTAAAAATTATGTTACTTCAACTTATCAGGGACATTATACAAATGAGAACTCAGATGTCCAAACACTTGATCTTATCCATTCTGTAGGTGATGCAGAATCTTTCTGCCGTTCTAATGCACTTAAGTATTTGAGTCGCTATGATAAGAAGGGATCGGCAAAACAAGATATATTAAAGGCAATGCACTATTGCTTACTACTATATTACTTCAGCGGAAACACAAAAGAGACCAATTACACTAACACTCGTTATGAAACTTTCTAAGAGCACACTTGACATTTTAAAGAACTTTAAGGAGATAAATCAATCTATTCTCTTTAAGCAAGGGAATAATCTCAAGACTATTAGTGTGATGAAGAATATTCTTGCAGAGGCAACTATTGAAGAGGAGTTGCCAAGAGATTTTGGTATCTATGATTTAAGTCAGTTCCTTAATGGTATTGATTTACATCAAAGTCCTGAATTAGATTTTAGCAATGATAACCATGTGGTTATTAAAGAAGGTAGAATGAGATCTAAGTATTTCTTTGCTGATGCTAATTGTATAATTACTCCACCAGATAAACCTATTACTCTTCCAAGTGAGGATGTTAGTTTTGATTTGAGTACAGATCAATTAGACAAACTTCTTAAAGCAGCAGGTATCTATCAACTTCCTGACTTGGCAGTTATTGGTGGTGATGGTGTTGTTAAAGTTCTTGTTAGAGATAAGAAGAATGATACATCAAATGATTTTGCTATTACTGTTGGTGAAACAGACGCAACATTCTCCTTTAACTTTAAGGTAGAGAATATGAAGATTCTTCCTGGCACTTATAGTGTTGTAGTTTCTCAGAAATTACTTTCACGTTTTACTAATAAGAATCAAGATTTAGTATACTTCATTGCACTTGAACCTGATTCTACATTTGGTTAATGAGTGAATCCCATAATTACACAAACCCATCTGAGAAGTTAGATCTTTCCCACTTAGAGGCACAAGTCACTAAGGGTAAGAAGTATTATGATGAGCAAGGGTGGGAGATTGCTCCACCCATCAGTGATAGAGAATGTATCTATCGTTGTTTAGAAAATTGTGAGTTGCTTGCTGGACTTGATAAGAAACAAGTCCAGAGATTGATGAAAGATTT